ACACGTCTATTTGACAAAGGACCTGTAAAATGGCTAGCGCATACACAGCATTATTGGGCCTTGTTTTGCCCGTACAAGGTGAACTACAGGGGCAGTGGGGCAATACGGTCAACAACGAATTGACTTCGCTGCTGGACACCGCAATTGCTGGCACCACGACGATCAGCACCGATGCTGACGTTACGTTGACGGATACGGACGGGGCAGCCAACGAAGCGCGGCAGGCGATCATTCTGTGGACGGCCAACGGCTCTACGACCCGCAACATCACGGCCCCGGCTCAGAGCAAAAGCTACGTGGTGATCAACAAGTCTGCGGGAACGCAATCCATCGTGATTCGCGGCGTAGGCCCCACGACCGGCGTGACGGTGCTGAAGGGTGAGCAGGCTGTTGTTGCATGGGATGGCGCTGACTTTGTCAAGGTATCGACGTTTGGCGGGTCTCCGACGTTCACGGACGTCACGGTTACGGGCACAACGACGCTGTCCGGCCTCACCGCCTCCACAGCCCTAGCCCTGAACGCCAGCAAGGAAGTGGTGAGCGTCACCAACACTGGCACGGGCAATAACGTGTTGTCGGCTTCTCCGACGTTGACTGGCACGGTCGCTGGTGCTTCGATGACGTTGTCTTCGCTGACCTCTGGGCGTGTGACATACGCCGGGGCATCGGGGCTTCTGCAAGATTCTGCGAATTTGACATTTGACGGAACGACGCTGACCGCTGCGAACTTTGCGGATTCGTCCCTGACCTCTGGACGCGTGACTTACGCGGGAGCGAGTGGCAACCTGTCGGACTCCGCTAACCTCACCTTCAACGGCACTGACCTGACGGTCTCTGGCGCTGTGAACGCTGGCTCGGTTAACGCTACCACGCTTGATCTGACCAACCTTGAAGTCACAAACATCAAGGCCAAGGACGGCACAGCGTCCATGACGCTGGCTGACGCCACAGGTGTGGCTTCGTTCACTGCCAACCCAACACTTTCCGCCGGCACCGTTAACGGCGTGACCTACCTCAACGGCAGCAAGGTGCTGACGAGCGGGAGTGCGCTCGTCTTCGACGGCACAAATTTCTCTACGACCGGCACGGCAACGGCAACGAAACTTGTACCGACAGGTAACGTCACGGCGGGGAACGGCATGTATTTGCCAACGACGAATGAGTTGGCTTGGAGTGTGAACGGTAGTGAGGGGATGCGCCTCACCAGCACCGGGCTGGGGATTGGGACGAGTTCGCCCCTTTTCAGGCTTGATGCGCGTGGCGCGTCTGGCACTGGAATCAGTTACATCGAAACCACCACGGGTAATGCAAACCGCATTCAACTCGGCGCAACCTCTGGCTTAGGCTACATCAACGCAACCGCAGGTTCTGGCAGTCCTAGTTTGCAATTCCAAGTTGCAGACGCAGAGCGCATGCGTCTCGACGCTTCCGGCAACCTCGGGATTGGGACGAGTTCGCCTAGCTATAAGCTAGATATTTCTGCCCCCAACGATTCAACGGCCCGAGCGCGGTTGGCTACGACGACGGGCTACAACATATTCTGGAGTCAAAACACAAGCGGCGGTACATGGGTTGGCACAGAAGGCTCTGCTGGCGGCGATTTGATGTCTGGAACGCCTGCGTGGGCTTCTGTAATAACCAGCACAACCGCTGCTCCAATTTGCTTTGGCACAAACACCACCGAACGCATGCGCCTCGACGCCTCCGGCAACCTCGGCTTGGGGGTGACGCCGAGTGCTTGGAGTGCATTCAAGTCGTTTGATCTGTTTTCGTCACTGGGCGCATCTTTGGCTTCCACCAGCGGCTCGATGCAGCTTGGGATGAACTTCTACTACGACGGTTCATCGTATCGCTACAAAGACACTGGTTACGCCACGCGCTATCAACAGTTAGGCGGAGGCGCTGGAGATTCTTCCCACGCTTGGTACACCGCCCCCTCCGGCACCGCAGGCAACGCGATCAGCTTTACGCAGGCGCTCACACTGGATGCGAGTGGGAATTTGATTGTTGGAGGCACTTCAGCCGTCTACGGCTCTTCAGGTCGTGGTGTTATCACTATTAACGGTTCTTCTCAGGCGTTGCTTGGGTTTACTGTTGGTGGCGCAGACAAAGGATTCTTGTATCACACAGGGACAGACCTGACGCTATCAAACACGGCGGCTGGCGCAGCTATTTTCCAAACCAACAACACCGAACGCGCCCGCATCACGAGCGGGGGTAGTTTGCTGGTTGGAACAACTAGTGACTTAGGCGGAGAACCCCTTCAAATTGATGGCAATGGGGTTGGCGCAACAACATACACAGTGCTTATACGCAACACAAGCACAAGCACTTCTGTCTATAACATTGCTCGTTGGGGTCAAAACGCTTCTGGTTCTGCCGTTGGCTATATCGGAACCGGTGGATCTACGGTTGCAAACGCTTCCTTCCAAAATAACTTTGTTGTAGGTACGCAAAGCAGCAATGCTTTGGTGCTTAACACCAACGACACCGAACGCGCCCGCATCACGAGCGGGGGTAAATTGTTGGTGGGGACGACGACAGCCGGATATGGGCTATTTAATGATCAACGAATCACAGTTAACCCAACAAATGACGGAATCGTAGTAGCTCCGCTCGGTGAAAATTACAGTGCATACACATTACAGGCCAACAATGACACTGGAGTGCGATATGCAATGTATATCGCCAACGGTTCAAGCACAGGCGTTGGCACTATTTCTTTTACCAGCTCGGGGACCTCCTACAACACCACTTCGGATCACCGCCTTAAAGATAACCAGCAACCTTTGACCGGCAGCGGCTCATTCATTGATGCACTCCAGCCTAAGACATGGAACTGGAAGATTGACGGCAGCAAGGGTGTTGGATTCATCGCGCATGAAGTGCAAGCGGTGTCTCCCAGCAGCGTAGTCGGCGAGAAAGATGCGATAGACGCAGACGGTAATCCAGTGATGCAAGCGATGGAGTACGGCTCTGCTGAGTTCATTGCCAACATCGTCGCTGAACTGCAATCCCTCCGCGCCCGCGTGGCAGCACTTGAATCCAACTGAAAGGACAACCATGACAACCTGGACCATCTCCCAACTCGACCGCTCCCTGCCTGACGGCGTTGTTTACACCGCCCACTGGCGCGTCAGCGATACCGACGGCAACGCCTCGGGCAGCGTCTACGGCACCATCAGCTTTGACGCCAAAGACCCCAGCGATCCCGACTTCGTACCCTACGACAACCTGACTGAGGCGCAGGTGCTTCAGTGGGTGTTTGACGCGATGGGCGCTGACACCGTGGCTGCACATGAGGCCAACGTCGCTGCTCAGATTGCTGCTCAGAAGAACCCAACCACCGCTGCTGGCGTGCCGTGGTGATCTCCATAGCTCGTGGGCCAATCCGCTGGATCCTGCGTTTGCGCGGGTTCGCTGGTATCACGCTGCCGCCCTTCGGCATCTTCATCATCGAAGAGTGCCTTCAGGACGAGCGCCTCATCAAGCATGAAAAAGAGCACTGGCGGCAGGCGCAAGAGCTAGGCACAATCAAGTTCTACGCTCGGTATTTGTGGTACTCCCTCCGCTACGGATACTGGAATAACCCCCTGGAGGTGCAAGCTCGAAAGGCAGAAAACGCATGAACGACACCAAGATCTCCCTGACCCTGAACCTCATCAACGCGACGCTGAACTACCTTGGCACTCGCCCCTACGGCGAGGTGTACCAACTGGTGCAGGAAATCCAAGCGCAGGCCATCCCGCAGGTGCCTACGCCCAACCCGGCTGAAGAGCCTGTTTCTGCTGGTTTGAACGACTGATATGAACCCGCTCATCCTCGGCCCTCTTTTCGAGGTCGGCAAAACTCTCCTCGACCGCTTCATTCCTGACCCGGAAGCCAAGCGCCAAGCCGAAGCGGAGTTCGTCCGCATGGCGGCTGAGGGTGAGCTTAAACAAGTCATCGCCCAGCTTGAGATCAACGCTCGGGAAGCGCAGCACCCCTCGATGTGGGTTGCAGGCTGGCGCCCAGCAGTGGGGTGGGTAGGCGCTCTCGGGCTGTTCTACGCCTCCATTGGACATCCGGTCCTGTCCTGGCTCAGTTCAACGCAGGGCTGGCCTGTGCCGCCGTCTGTGGACACCGATCTGCTGTGGGTGGTACTCTCAGGCATGCTTGGTATCGGCGGCCTCAGGACGTTTGAAAAGACCAAGGGAGTCGCGTCCAAATGATGCTCTCGCCCAACTTTTCGCTGACCGAGTTCACTGACAGCCAGACGGCTGCTCGCATGGGCATCGACAACGATCCGCCCATTGAACTCATCCCCACACTGAAGGCCACCGCCCGGTGCATGGAGGACGTCCGCGATCTGTTGGGTGGCAAGCCGGTTCTTGTCTCCTCAGCCTACCGCAGCCCGGAGTTGAACGCAGCCATCGGCGGCTCCAAGAACAGCCAGCACATGAGCGGCGAAGCGGTGGACTTCACCTGCCCCAAATTTGGTACGCCGGAAGAGATCGTTAAACACATCCACGCAAGCCCTCTTTTATGGGATCAGTTGATTTTGGAATTTGGGCGCTGGGTACACATTTCGTTTTCCGCTCGAAATCGTAGACAGACGCTCATCATTGACAAGAACGGCACTCGGGCTTTTTGAGGTGAAACATGCCGCTTAAAAAACTTCAACTCAAGTCCGGACTTTGGAAAGAAGGAACACGTTATACAGCCGAAGGTGGCTGGTATGACTGCGATAAAGTAAGATTTAGGTCTGGAACACCTGAAAAGATTGGCGGCTGGGAGCGTATCTCCCAGTTTTCGTTTTTGGGCGTCTGCCGTTCACTGTGGAATTGGGTAACGCTCGGGTTCCTTAACTTGATGGGGGTCGGTACCAACCTCAAGTTCTACATCGAGAACGGTGGTGCTTACTACGACATCACGCCCCTGCGTGAGACCAACATCCTTAGCAACCCGTTTGCAACAACAAGCGGATCGACGACGGTCACAGTCACCGACGCAGCAGGCGGAGCGCAGATTGGTGATTTCGTCACGTTCAGCAACGCGTCAACGGTCGGGGGCCTGGATCTCAACGGCACGTATCAGGTTCAATCCACCCCTTCTCCGACGACCTACACCATCACGGCGGCTTCAGCGGCCTCATCCACGGTCGCAGCGGGTGGCGGCACTGCGGTAGCAGCAGCGTACGAGATCCATGTGGGTTCCGCGACGGCGGTGCCGATGGTGGGCTGGGGTGGTGGCGGTTGGGGCCTTGGTTACTGGGGTATCGGCTCGACGTCGAATACCGAGATCCGCCTGTGGAGCCAAGCCAACTACGGCGAGGACTTGATCTACGGCCCACGCGGCGGAGGAATCTACTACTGGGATGCGAGCGTTGGGTTTGCACCGGTCATCTTCACAGTCACCATTGCATCGCCTGCTGTCGTGACGACGACGGTGAGTCTTACAGACGGTACGGCCATCTCACTGCTTACAACGGCTTCGCTGCCAACCGGCCTCACCCCAGGTGTTACGTACTACGTGGTCAACTCGACCGGCACGACGTTTGAACTGGCCGCCACGCCCGGTGGCACGCCCATCACCACGTCGGGAACGCAGTCAGGCACGCACACCATCTCGCCAAGAGGCTTGCCGCTCTCAGTGCTTGACGGGGCGTCCGACACCCCATTGGTGCAGAACGGCATCATCGTCTCAGATGCGTCGCGTTTCACACTCTGTTTCGGCACCAATCCGCTCGGTGAGACTTACCTCGATCCGATGCTGATCCGCTGGTCCGACCAAGAAAACGTGGCGCTGTGGACGCCGGGCGCGACCAACCAAGCAGGCGACCTGCGCTTATCTCGGGGCTCTGAGATTGTTGCTCAGCTTCAGTCTCGTCAGGAGGTATTGGTCTGGACTGATTCCGCCTTGTACGGCCTTCAGTATGTCGGGGCGCCGATTGTCTGGGGGTCGCAGATTCTTGGGGACAACATCTCCATCGCCAGTCCCAACTGCGTAGCTGTGGCTTCAGGCGTCGTGTTCTGGATGGGGGTGGACAAGTTCTACCGCTACGACGGGCGCGTCAGCACTCAACGCTGCGATCTTCGTCGTTACGTCTTCAGCGACATCAACCTTCAGCAGGTAGATCAAGTTTTTGCCGGGACCAACGAAGGTTTCAACGAAATTTGGTGGTTCTACTGCTCTGCTAACTCTACTACCGTAGACCGGTACGTTGTTTACAACTACCAAGAAGACATTTGGTATTACGGCATGATGGCACGTACGGCTTGGCTTGACTCCGGTTTGCGTGACTACCCGGTTGCGGCTACGTACAGCTTGAACCTTGTAAACCACGAAGCGGGTCTGAACGACAACGAAACGGGTACTCCTACCGCTATCAACGCATACATCCTATCGTCAGAGTTCGATATCGACGACGGGCACAACTTCTCGTTCATCTGGCGCATGCTGCCTGACATCACGTTCAACGGTTCCACGGCATCCAATCCTGCGGTGACGATGTATCTGTACCCGTTGGCGAACTCGGGTTCTGGATACAACCAAGTGGGTAATGAGCAGTCAGTTGGTGGCACAAGCTACGCCAACGTAACGCGCACGGCGACGATACCGGTGGAAAAGTTCACCGGGCAGATTTACACGCGGGTTCGTGGGCGACAGATGGCGATGAAGATCGAGTCCAACCAACTCGATACGACGTGGCAGCTTGGCAGTCCAAGAATTGATACTCGGTTGGACGGCAGGCGATAGGTTATGTCCATCTGGGCCAACATCATCAAGCGGTTCAAAGCACCTGCCTTGCCGCTTCCTACGACGGAGTACAACAGGTCATACTTTGATGAACTGCTCAAGGTTCTGCGTCTGTACTTCAACCAACTGGACACCCTGCTGGAGCAGATCGTGAACGCTCAACCTGTAAACGTCCAGTTCTATGGCTCCGCGCTCGATGCTTTTGGCCGCGCCCGGATGAGCCAGCCGTACACGCTGTTTGACTCGCAGAACCGCTACCAGAAGAACGACGATTTCGATGAGGCGCTGACCGGCTCGGGCACGGTGACCTACGTCGCCAACGAATCGACGGTTGAACTGAACACCACCACCGCGTCAGGTGACAAAGTTATCCGGCAGACCAAGCGCTCGTTCTCGTACCAACCGGGCAAGAGCCTGCTGACATTCAACACGTTCGTGATGAGCGAGGCGCAGGCTGAGCTTCGGATGCGCGTGGGGTACTTCAACGACCAGAACGGCGTGTTCTTTGAGCGGGATGGCTCCACGCTCTACATCGTGCGCAGGACCTACGTCAGCGGCGCGGCTGTGGATACCCGCGTTGCTCAGGCGGACTGGAACGGCGACAAGCTGAATGGCACTGGTGATTCCGGATTCACGGTGGATGTGACCAAGTCGCAGATCTTCTGGCAGGACTTCGAGTGGCTGGGGGTTGGGTCGGTTCGCTGCGGGTTCGTGATCAACGGGCAGGTCATCATCTGCCACACGTTTCAGAACGCCAACAACCTCACGTCCGTTTACATGACAACGGCCATCCTGCCGGTGCGGTACGAGGTGGAGAACGTCGGGGCGGTTGCCTCCGCAGCCAAGCTCAAACAGATCTGCTCCAGCGTCATCAGCGAGGGTGGTTACGAGAAGCGGGTCAATCTGAACGTGGCCCGGATGGCCGCTGCCAATTCCAGCATCTCCACGAGTTTTGTGCCTCTTGTTTCCATCCGTCTTGCCTCCGGCAGGTCTGGTGCTGTGGTGCTTCCTGACGGATACTCGGTGCTGGGGTCCGGGACAAACGCCGAGTTTGAGGTCGTGCTGGTAAAGAACCCGACGCTGACCGGTGCTTCCTTTGTCGCCTCAGACTCAGCCAACGTGGACTACGACGTGTCTGCTACGAGCTATACCGGTGGCACCATCATCAGGAACAACTACACCTCGTCCGGTGCGCAGGTCAGCGGCTCGGTGGACTCGCCTGAGAACTACAACTGGGACTTGCAGATTGGATCGACCATCGCCGGTACGTCGGACATCTACACGCTGGCTGTCCGCGCCCTGTCTGGCACGCACACGGCCATCGGCTCGCTGTCGTTCTGGGATCTGACTTGAGGTAAGCGCGATGGCAGTCGATCTTTCAAACGTTAATAAA